ATGGAATACTACGGCGGAAGATTATGCATATCGATGCACGAGCTTGTAGGGAACGGCATTATGTCTGAACCTAACTACAAGCAGATGGCACGCCGTGGCCGTTTTGAAGTAGCCCGTCAGGGCAAAGGTGCTGGCAATTATGCCCTCGTTGTAGTTGATACCTTGCCGACCCGCTATCTGGACGAAGTCAAAGAGAAGCTCGGGACCGGTGACGAAATACTCCTTGCCGGATGGCTCCGCGAGAACTACGAACGTGATCAGGCGGCCGTGGCATGGTTTAACGACCGCGCCAAGACAGGCGTCGATCTCAAGGAAGTCAAAAAGGAGGAATGCATCGTCAATGCCAGTGTCCTCAACTGCTGCATCCGGCTTCATGAGCGTGCGACCACCCTTCAGAAACTCGCCGGCGAAAGCTACCAGTGGGAAAAGATGGCCGCAGCCATCGAGGGGCTGCGCGAACAGTTCGGTCATACGCTGCCGACCTCTGTGTTCAGGTTCCGGAAGAAGGTCGCCCAATACAGACGCGAAGGATACAGCTGCCTTCTTAGCGGCAAATTCGGAAACCAGTGCGCCAGAAGGATGACACACCTTGAGGAGCAGGTCATACTCGGAATCGCGTGTCTTGAGAACCAACCTTACAACACCACAGTCCGGGAAATGTATATCATGTTCCTTACCGGGGAACTTGATGTGTATGACATCATCACCGGCGCGCTGTTCGATCCCGAGAACTTCGCCAAAAAAGGCGACAACCCATGGATACCAAGCGATGCTACCATCGCCAATTATCTCAACCGTCCCAAAAACAAGATGCTGATTGAGAAACGCCACCGCAGCCGGACCGCCTTCATGCACGAGCAGATGCCGCACATGCACCGGCATAACGGAGAATTCTCCCTGTCGCAGGTTACCATGGACGACGTCGATCTTCCGCGTCGCATGAAAGGCAACGAGCGAGTACACGCCTACTACGCCTATGATGTGGTCAGCCAGTGCCGAATAGGAGCAGCCTACGGTCGCAAGAAGGATGAACGCCTTGTGGTGGACTGCTTCCGGGATATGTTCCGGCTGATCGAGCGCAACGGCTGGGGAATGCCCGCCGGCATCGAGGTCGAGCAGCACCTTATGAGCCAGTATAAGGACGGATTCCTCCGGGCCGGTGTCGCCTTCCCCTTCGTGCACTTCTGCGCGCCACAGAACTCGCAGGAGAAATATGCCGAGCCACTGAACGGTGCCTTTAAACGGTCAATAGCCCACAAGAACCACGCCTCGATAGGCAGGTTCTACGGCAAAGGCAAGAACCGCACAGAGAGCAAAAAGATAAGCGACGAGACCAACGAAACCTACGAGGATCAGCAGTATTTTACCTTTGAGCAACTTGTGGCCGATGACCTCGCTGACAATCAGGAATGGAACAACACCCTGCACCCCAACCAAAAGAAATACCCGGGCATGACCCGATGGCAGGTACTTGTAGCCAATATCAATCCGACACTGCAGAAGTTTGACAAGCTCACCTTGAGCCGCTATATAGGCGAACGTGTCGAGACGAGCATCCGGCGCAACTCAACCGTCCGGGTATGCTACGAAGACTGGTGGCTCAGTTCCCCCGGAATCCTCGAGCAGCTTGAACCGAACAACTACAAGGTCACAGCCTACTTCCTCCCGGACGAGAACGGAGCGCCACAGGATGTCTATATATTCCAAGGCGACCGGTACATCGACAAAGTGGAGAAAGTTCAGACCTACAATCGCGTAATGGCAGAGCAGACCGATGAAGATGTAGCCAACTATGTCGAGCAGCGCAAGAAGGTGGCCACGTGGGGCAAATACATCAACGACAACGCCGCGCTTCAGGTCGGGGTGGCCAAACGTACAACGGAGCCTCAAAACCCGGCAGAAGCCGTAGAAATGCCCTTTGTGGCCGTCACTCCCGAAGCCGACGAGATCGCCGACAGCAGATTTGCCGGAATGGACTGGAGCCGGATTGGACTTCAGGACTCTTAAAATGAAATTATAATACCGTAAGAATATGATTACAACGGAAATCAAACAAAGAATTCTGGCGGCTATCACAGATGCCCGCCGGAACTTCCCGAGCGATGCCAAGCACGCCGCATCCCTGGGTATCACAACCTCGGTTTACAGTGCCGTCAAGAACGGGCAGACCGACCGCGTCCTCAGTGATACCAACTGGATAAGCATCGCCCGCAAGCTCGGAGTCAGCCTCCGTGGCGAGATAGAGTGGAAGGCAGCCAAGACCCCGACCTTCCAGTATGTAACCGCGCAGCTTGAATTCTGCCAGCAGTCAAGCCTCAGCGGAATCCTCTGCGACCTACCGAATATCGGCAAGACCTTCACTGCCCGGTATTATGTCAACAGCCACCGCAACGCAGTCTATATCGACTGCTCACAGGTGAAGACAAAGCTCAAGCTGATCCGCAAAATCGCGGCCGAATTCGGGGTGGAATCCAAAGGCAGATATTCGGATGTCTATGACGACCTCGTCTTCTACCTGCGCTCCATAGAGACTCCCCTGATCATCCTTGACGAAGCCGGTGACCTGCAGCATGAGGCTTTTTTGGAGTTGAAGGCACTGTGGAACGCCACGGAACGCTGCTGCGCCTGGTATATGATGGGCGCTGACGGCCTCAAGGCAAAAATCAACCGGTCGATAGAGTGCCAGAAGGTCGGCTATACCGAGATGCTGAGCCGATACGGCGACCGCTACTGCAAGGTGACGCCTGACAGCAGCGACGACCGTCGGGCCTTCCTCAACGAACAAGCGAGGATTGTGGCGAAAGTCAACGCTCCGGAAGGTACTGATATCGCCGAAATCGTGCGCAAGACCCAGGGCGGTCTGCGCCGAGTATATACTGAAATCGAAAAACTGAAAAGACAATGATGGATTTCAAGGTTAAAGTCACGTTTGCAGATGGTAGCCGAAGAGTACTGAAAGACCCATCAGAACTGACAAAGGCAAACAAGCGACGTGAAATTCGAGTGGTCTTTCAGAACGGCAAATACATCGACCTTCATTTAGGTCGTGTATGTCCCAAGTTAGGTATCGTAAAGGTCAACACCTTTGGACTTTTGCCCGAAGGCATTAAGTTGGAAAAAATCATGGGATGGTGCTATAAGTTCCCCCATAAAACCTCAAAACGTAAAAAATCATGACAGTTATTGAAAAGCAGTATATGGACTCGGTTATCAATATCAACCGAATAATGTGTAAAGCGCAGGATGCTGAACCCGATTGGGAGCAGCGTCGATTCGAGAGTGCAAAGGACATGATGGTGGCCATAATGAGCAATCCTGACATTGCTGCCGGAGTGGCAATCTCACCGACGGCTGCAGAAGAGATACCTGTCACGTTAGCCAAAGTATCCTTGACATTCGCCGATGCTCTTATTGCTGAACTGAAAAAGGCTCAAAAGAAGTAACGATGGCAAAGCGCGCATTCAGTCCCAAAGAAGTCCTCGCCAAGACCTACGACACCCTGCCGTGGGCCGGCGAGTGGGCGCGCGCCTTCGGTTACCCGGCATACAATGAAACATGGCTGATACATGGTCCTTCGGCAAGCGGCAAGAGCAGCTTTGTGATGCAGCTGTCCAGGGAACTCTGCAACTACGGAACCGTGCTCTACATGAGCTACGAGGAAGGCGTCAGCCAGTCATTCCAGAAGCGTCTTGAACGGTTCAAGATGAACGAGGTGCAGGGACGGTTCCGGATAGCGACCAGTGACACCATTGACGAGCTGACGGCGAGGTTGAAAAAAGCCAAGAGTCCGAAATTCGTGGTCATCGACAGTTTTCAGGCTGCCGGTTTCACCTACGAAGACACCAAGAGACTCCGAGCCGCCTTCCCCAGGAAGTGTTTCATCTTCATCAGCTGGGAAGATAAGGGACAGCCATTCGGCAAACCTGCCAAAAAGCTGAAATACGATGCCGGTGTCAAGGTTCGTGTCAGTGGCTACAAGGCATACTGCCAGGGACGATTTACCCCCGAAGCCGGAGCATACTACCCTGTATGGCTTGAAGGCATTCTCAAAACGACAAATAATTTAGACTGACATGAAAATAAAAATGCGCTGGGTACACGATATACCGAACGGAGCGACCATTCAGGAATTCGCACGTATGGGAATTCGGCTCATGAAGCCGAATGATTGTGGTGTATATGTTGATCCCATCTCTATTACGGTATGCAATACAGCGGGCTATATGCTGCTCATTCATATTGCGCTCGGAAAGGACGGCTACTACGTGTCAACACAATACGAAAATAACACCGGAGGTGGAGGTAGTTTGCCTTCCGTCAAAGGCAAACGATATAAAACTAAGAATGCCGCATTCGAGGCCGGCATAAAGGATCTGAAGGAGCGAGAGTATCTCAAGCAATTCAATGGTCTTCTGAACCGGGCGCTCTCGACATTTCATTCAGCATCATACGTACAACTGACTTTATTTTGATTATGGCAAACGAGATAACAAATTTTGGACGATTCTACACCGCCATCAGGGCTCTCAATCCAATAGGCGACCGTGACGATGTCAAGAAGAGTATAGTTTACCAGTACACCAATGGGCGCACCGACAGCCTACGCGATATGACCCGTTCCGAATATGACCGATGCTGCGAGGATCTTGAGCGCAAAGTCGGGGGACAGGACGAACTTCGCAAGGAGCGGAGCAAGACCCTACGGCTTATGCAGCAGATGGGAGTCGACACAAGCGACTGGGGGCGCGTCAACCTGCTGTGCCGGGATGCCCGGATAATCGGCAAGGATTTCTACCACATCACTATTGAGGAACACCGGGAGCTGCGCCGGAAGCTCAAAAGCATCGAGCGTAAGGGAGGCATCAACCATAAGCCGGTTCAACAGCCCGAGCCTCCGGTACAGAAACCCCGGAAGCAAGTTATCATAATCCCGATGGGCAACCTCGGACAGGCATAGCATGAAAAATAGACATTGGAAAATACGGCTCAAGGAACGGACAACAGGGCACATCTGCACGCCGGAGCACATAGGCTACCTTGACCGACAAGGCGTGATCAAGTTCTTCTAACTTGAGGAACCCAATGTCGAATGGTACGATATTCAGGAAGCGCCCTACAACTAAACAGAAAACCAACCAAATTAAAAATAATTGAAATGAGCGAAAAAGAACAAGTAGAAATGACGGCTGAAGAGCGTCAGGAATTCGAGGCTTTCAAAGCCGAACGCGACAAAAAACGCCGTGAGCAGGAGCGCAAGCAGATGCGCCAGGACTATGCAAGCATGGTCGATGACGAAATCGCCACCACCATCCCTCTGCTCCGTGAGCTGAGCGAACAGATTAGACAGGTCAAGGATACCATCTTCGGCAATTTCGACGCCATTCTCAAAATGAAGACCGAGATTACCGGGGTTGCCCGTGATGAGCAGAACAGCCACACGTTCACCAACTCCGACAGCACCCTACGTCTCATCCTCGGGGTCAATACTATCGACGGGTACCGTGACACGGTGGAAGACGGCATCGCCATGGTAAAGGGCTACATCGAGAGCCTCGCCAAAGATGACGCCACAAAGTCACTCGTCAACGCGGTGCTCCGGTTGTTAAGCCGGGACGGCCAGGGCAACATCAAGGCCAGCCGTGTGCTTCAGCTCCGTAAGATGGCCGAGGACAGCGGCGACGAGCGCTTCCTTGAGGGCGTGAAAATCATCGAGGAAGCCTACCAACCCACAGTCTCCAAGAAGTTCATCCGCGCACAGTACAAGAACGACAATGGCGCATGGTGTTACATTCCTCTCGGTATGACCGATGTGGACTAATCCGCAGAACCATGAAGAAGCCAATCACCAGACCTCCCAAGGTCGCCCTTTGCCGAATGTGCAAGGGCACGGGAATCGTGGCGACCGAGACCCCCCAAACGCTACCCGGATCTATGCCCCCAATGCGAGGGCAGCGGCAGGGTGACAGTGAGCTACGAGATGACACTTGACATCAGGCCGTACAGGCCTAAACCAAGAGGACCAATTAAAAACATATAACAGACAATGGCAAAAAGGCGCGGCATATCTTATGAAAAGCGTGTTGTAGAAATAAATCGGATATATGACCGGTACGCCAGAAGCGGCTTGAGTAACCGGGAAATATGGCGACGGTACATATATCCGGTTTATGGAATATGTGAACGCTCTTTCTACAATATGATGAACGCCACGGCAGGGCTTGAAACCCCGGTCGTGGCGTCCGACATGCCGAGCCTTTTTGATTTGTTGCCTGAAGAACCTTCAAACGAGCAAGAGAAATGACCGACATTGACGCGCAGATCCGGGAAATATTCGGCCGCATACTCCGAGACATACAAGTGGAGCTTGGCGATGAATTCGACCAGAATTTCGAGCGGCAAGGCTTTTTCTCGGAGAAATGGACGCGGCGCAAGAGTCCGACACGCCCCGGCGGTCTTATACTTGTTGATTCCGGGGGCTTGAGGCAGAGTATCCGGAGCGAGATCAGGGACAGCAGCATAGTATTCCTGACCGACCATCCGGCGGCAGCCATCCACAACGAAGGGGGCGAAATAGCCGTTACGGCTAAAATGAAACGCTTTTTCTGGTACAAATATTATTCCGCCACCGGCTCCTTCGGCCGCAAAAAGGACGGTTCAAGACGCAATGACAAACGGACCCTGCAGCTCAGTAGTGAGGCAGACTTCTGGAAAGCGATGGCGCTCATGAGGGTTGGAAGCAAGATCCGGATACCGCAGCGCAAATTCCTTGGGACTTCTCCGGAAGTGGAGGCTGCCGTCCGTCAGATTATCGAAGAGAACCTAAACGAATATATAGACACCATAGACTTCAATATAAAATGACAGCAATAATAATCACCGCAATCATCTGTGTCACGTTGGTGATCATGCTATACATGACACATATTTATCCGAGAACCCTCCGCAGGTATAAGTTACGCTGCGCCCAGCTGAAAGCAGAGCGTGACAAACTTAAAAAAGAGTATGACGGACATTTAGACGATTACACCGACTGGTTCCTGTCCATGCAGAAGCGGCTGGACGAGTTGGCAAACATCGTTTTCGATAAAACTGAGGAAAAATGAGAGAAGAATTATACCGCAAGCTGAAGACCCGTCTTGAGGCGCTATGCGTAGATGCAGCGGGTACATATTACGATGCGACGGCAGAGGATATGGTAGATGCCGACTGCGCGGAGCAAGAGCGGGCGATCAAGCACATCGACCTGTGGAACCACAACGTGGAATTCCTTGACCAGGAAGTACCATGGGAGCGCCCCGCCGTGTTCATCGAGTTTGTGCCGTTCAAGTGGACACAGATAGTGCCCGGTGTTGAATACCGCGCTCAGCCCCTGATAAACCTCCATGTGGTGACCGACTGGACCGGAGCTGACACCGATGCTGGGCAGTTCCGGCTGCTTGACAAGATCCATGAACTCGTCGCCGGACTCTCAGGGAATACCTTCATGGAATTTGACATCGACAGCAGTGCCACCAACCATAACCATGAGGAAATCGTGGAGAATATTGAGACCTATACCTGCGTCGCATTCCGGCAACTGAAATAAAGCCCCATAAACGCGTCGTGTCGCGCCTAAAGAGCGAGAGCCGTTACCTTTATCGGGTGACGGCTCTCTTGCGATATATAGGCGAGAAAACGGCCTTATGCGGCGTTGTCGGGAGGGAGGTCGGGTATCGTGAACAGCATGATGTCCTTGTAACTGGCATTGTAGTTCATCGTCGCGTTAAACTCCCTCCTTTGGCAACGGGCGAACGGGTCCCCGAGCGATGGGTGGCGCCCCATCCACTCGCATAGTTCGATGATGCATGATTTCTCGGAGGTAAAATATATGAAATTATGACCGGGCAGAACCGACAGAACATCGAGATAGTCGGCAAGACGCCAGTACATACGGTACGTGCCGACATCGGTGGAAAGGTAAGGTGGGTCAACAAGGAACACTACTCCGGGCGTGTCCTTGTATTGCTCGAACAGCTCGCGGTAGTCGCATGAAACAATCTCCAGTCCGGCGAGATAGTCCCGACAGGGCTCATACCCATATTTGCGAACATTGTTGTAAAGCGTCTCACCGCGCATGCCCTCGATGCTCATCTTGTATTTCATGGAGAACATCAGCGACGATGACAGTGTGATGAAGTCAAGGTAGCCGGCTTCTTTTTCCTCCTGCTCAAGTAGCGCGAAAATCTGCTCCCGGGCAATTCCGGTTATAGGTTTGTGACGGTCAAACTGCGATGCGATGGGACGGATTGACTCAAGCAGCCGGTTTGTGCGCGGAATATTGTTGATGCGCAGCCGGTAATTGTCAAAGTCATTGTAGATGACACGTGACTCCGGATGGAAGTGCTTTGTGATATGCGACAACAGCCCGGAGCCTCCGAAAAGGTCAACGAAAACGGTGTCGGTCGGATATTGTCCGATTACCTCGATGAACTGTTTGGCGAACATTCTCTTCTGCCCGACAAAAGGCAGCGGAGCCGAAAGATATAACTTGCTCATACGTTCAGCTCGAATTTTACAGCGTCCTCGCCGGCCAGGAGGCGGCGCGTGCTGTCAAGGTTATTCTCGTATATGTGGACATTGCCCAGGAACAGAGTGATTGACTTGAGCGGGAAGTCAATGTGCCGGGCCATGAGGTAGAGATGGTAAATGTCGGCAGGCAAGCCGAGATTGGCATCCGAACTGCGTTGGTATGCCGTTATAACGAGCTCCGAATCCACAATCTGGAATTGAACGAGCGACAGGCATGGTGCCTGGTTGCTCTCCGCTTCGGTGGCACCGAGGAACAGGACATAGTTCTTGGAGCTGCGGCGCTCGGAATTGATCCTGGCGAGAAGCGGCGGCAGTTTTTCAAAATAAGTCGGGTAACTGTTGACGAGGATAGAGCCGCAATAGTCCCACCAGTTTATGCCGGCCTCACGGTATTTCTCCACCGAGCGTTCGCCGCTCATGAAGAGCTTCAGTTCGGAACGGAGCTTTTTGCGGGCTATGCCATGCCCCTCGAAAATATCAAGCAGATCGGCTGGGGTAAGCGAGAGCTGCTCGTTGATGAGATAGACGATATTGCCTTTGCGGTTTGACTGGCATTTGCCGGAGTCCAGAATGCGCTTGAGTATCGTGTGGTATTTGTTTGTAGCCATAGTGCGAATTATTAAGCAATGCAAAGGTAGCGACAGAGCATGTCGCACACACTATGGCTGCACATCATTACACTGCACCGGGATTGCAGTCGTTCTGAAAGTGCTTGATAAGGCTATAGACCTTGCGTTCGCTAACATCGTATTTGTCGGCGAGGACGGCGACTGCATAAGACACTTTATTGCCGGCTCCGACCATATTATTGAAGTCGGCGAAAAGGTCTATGTAGTCGGCATCCTCAAGACGAATGCCGTATTGGCGTAGCCTGTTAAGCAGTTCCCGGTTGAATTTCAGTATTTCAAATATGGTCATGTTCCGAAATTTTTGTAATTTTGCAGTGTCTCACTTATAATACGAACCCACTGGGTCTCGAGCAAGGGCATAGTGCCCCCGGCTCCGAGGCCCAGTGGGTTCGTTCGTTAAAGAGTAAGTGAGACGACTATTTAACAGGCCGGGGGCATTTTTTATGCCCTCCCCCGAAGGGCAATAATATTTTTATCCCATTAAATCAACTATATTTGAAATTAATGTGTTATCTTTGCAATCAAAGAGTAGGTTTAAGCCTTTAATAGTCGTATGTGATCGACGGTCGGCTTTAACTTACTCTTTTTTCATTATGTGGTATATGGCTTCAGAATAACCTCTGAATACTTCTGTCTTTATAATCCATGTTCCTCCGTCAAGCTGAAGCTCGTAAATATTATATCCTGTTACACCGCGCTCCCGTTTCTTTTTGATGTTTGCAATAGCCTTTGGATTAGTCATATCCTTGACTTCGCCCAAGGGGCTTTCGCGGACATAGACAAGGTCTGATATGTGGCTGTTAATCTTGGAAAACATTTCTGCCTCCTCGATATTCATGGCGTGTGCTATTCCACGTTTGAATGATTTTTTTGTCTGATAGAAGTTTCCAGTAACCAGATTCGTATGTTTGACTTTGAACTTGGTAGCACCTTCAACGATACTTTTACGAAAATCCACGAATCCCGGTTCACGACGAAATTCCAGACAGGAGCGGATATACTTACAAGCGGCGCAGACCTCATTATCTGGTACGAATGATAGAGTAAGTTTGCCGCCCCTGCTGCCTTTTGCGATGGGGCAGGTGGTGCATTTGCGGATGGTGTAAGGATTATAGTCCGGTACTGATTTACCTTCCATGCCGGCGTTGAACCGGAAGATGCCCTTTGTGTCACGCTGCAGAGCCTCGTAGCCAAGGCGCATCGCCTCGTCATGGTTAGTGGCCGGATATTTTGATTTACGGACCTGAACTACGGTACAGCGGCAGTTCCAACCATTAGGCGGGTAGAACTCTTCCCAGAACGAATCGGACGGCGGGAGCGTCACTCGGTCAAGCGCAGCATGTTCCGGACGCACCTTGTCATCGTGCTGGGTTCGGTACTGAAGATTATAGCGGTCGCCGTCGCGCATGAACTGTTCCCAGCGTCCTGCCATTTCAGCAGAGGCGCTGACGAAGTTATACTCGGCTCGGAGATAAATCCCGTTATATGTGGAGTCAATGCTTTGAACATCGTTCAAAAACTGTTCAAACGGCTTTCTATTGCCGTTTTCATCGAGCAATGACGGGAACGCTTCATGCAGCTCATGGAAAGCCTTCATGCCCGAAAAAATGTAGTTGGATCGGGTAAGGCGTCGGCGCATACTTTCCGTCATGCTCACCTTCTCAAAAGCCGAATTCATCGCCGATGCGTGTGTGCTGACGAACTCCTGCACGGCAGGGTCTGCCACCAGTTCTACACGGAATTCAGCGCCTTTCTCCTTGAAGAGGGACTTCATCATGCCTTTGAACAGGGAGGACAGTCGCTTGCGTATGTCCTCGGATGGAGCTGCCAGTGTCTCAAGTTCCGGCATTCCATCAAATAATCGGGCATAGCGTCGGTGCAGCCCCTCGTAGTCAGAGGGGCCTAATCGAAAAAATTCTTCCCGGGCTTGCCTTTGCCCACCTTGTTGCCTTTGCTGTCATCGTCCTCATTGTCATCTCCGTCTGCATCAGATTCCGGCAAAGCCATGGGATTGCGGCGTTTGCCGACGGGCATACCGTACTTGTCTGCGAAGTAAGACGGATCCACCTCGTAGCGGTCAGCAATCATGGTCTCGTAGGCCACCTGTTGTGCCGGCGTATAGTCCGCCGCATCGTCCCATTCAAAACGCAGACCCTTGACTGGGAACCCATGCATAACCATGAGAGGAATAAGCTGATTGTTGACGATGTCGCGGAGCATGTCGCGATCGGACTCCACAAGGTTCATGAACACCTGCAGGTGAGTCTGTGACTGTGAAAGCGAGGAACCGTCCTCGATGGTCATGGTCTGACCTATCACCAGTTTGGAAAGTTCGGAATTGGAGCGGTCGATGCGTTTGTCATAGACATTGAAGGCATCGCCTTTGCCTGACTCCACGAACTGAATTTCCGTTTCCATGCCGGACACCATACCCTGACTGGCACCCCCGTTGTAGATCATATCCTCAAGGCGCTTGAACTCCTTGGGGTCGCGTGTCGATGTGCGGGCGATACGCCAGGGCATGCCGAAGATCTCGGCGAAGCAGTCCCAGAACGACATCGCATGCCTCTTCGGGATGGTGTGTAGCGCAGCCTTCAGCAACAATCCGAGGTCATCGGGACGCCCTGCTTCAATCAGCCAGTCCTTCCAAGGACGCTCACGGAACTCTATACCCGTTTCCCAATTCATGCCGACACGCGGCACAACACGCCCCTTCTCCGGAACGACATGCTTGCGAGGGATAAGAGTAACGCCGGAGAATGCCGGATGGCCGTCGCCATCGGTAACGACATCGCCAAGCTCGATAAGCGAGTGCCCGTACCATATAGACTCAAGGCTCAGCCGACACAGATCTTTGAACCAGGACTGATCAAACAGATGTTCGGCATCCTCGTCCTGATCGCCGCTCTCGTTGACGAGTTTGAAAGAGCGCGACATGACGAACCCCACGCGCTGTTGTATGCAGCCGGAAAGATGAGAGTCGGTCATGGCGTCCCGGTATATGTCGTAGAGCTTTTGCCGGTTCGGATGGCGCGGATTAATGGCGCTTTGCCATGCCCGGCGCCAGTCCTCAATATCGTTCTTTGTAAAAAATTCGGCGTAGCGGTGCAGCTCCATGATGATGGAGGTCTGCTTGGCTGCCTTGGCACGGCTTTCCTGTTCAGCCCTGCGTTGTCTGGATTTTCTGCTCATATCCTACCAGTCGTGTCTAAGTTTGGGTGAAGAGTGAAATGATGTACCAAAGCCGTGGGAGCCGTCTTCCGACACCATCAGAGGCAAGTCCGGGACAATCTTGCCGGCCTGGACACCCTCAAGCCATTTAATCGCCCGGTCGTAGCGTTCCTTGCGAATCTCGCTGCCCATCTTCTGAGGCTGTGAGGCGGTCAGATGGTAAAGGACGATGTCTGCGGTGTACATGACTATAAGCCGGTTCCGGTCATTGCCCGAAGCCGAAAAAACGGCATCGGTATCATATACCGGGCGCAGATAGCCGGCTATCTCCTCCATGGCCTCTGCTTCAGCATTGGCAATATTCTCCGGCGAAGATTGCGATATCACTTTCAGGGCAGCCTCGCCGATGACAACCCGGTAATCCTCACTATCGATAAACATACTACCATATATTTTTAGGTGAGCGACGCGGAATCGCCACCGGTTTGAAAATCTCTTGTCGTGTGCTGCGCTGCAGATACCATATGGCGCCCTCGTCGGCATCAGGAGCATCATCATGGGCACGGGAACCCCGCTCAAGGGCAAGTGTCTGCTCTATGCCGACCTGCATGTCCGGAGAATCCTTGAGCGTCTCGTTGTAAAATACGAAACCACGCTCCCAAAGAGGCGATACAGCCTCGATGCGCTGAATTTTCTCCGGTTTGCTGCGTTTGTCCGGAAGAATCGGAAGCTGATAGCCTCTGAGGTCCCCTTCGGCGGCAAATTCGTCCAGAATGATATCCTGCATGAAATTCGCCTCCATGAAGAATGAAATTGACACACGGTTGCGGGTCCGCTCGTAGAGGTCATAAAGCCACCGCACCATACCGGATACCGTGTCTTGGCGGACATAGCAGTCTATAAGATGCAGCTCGGTTCCGATCTTTCCCCATAGGCGGCATGCCTTGTAATCGTTGGCGGTGGTCGATTTGAAAGACGGGTCGGTATAGCACACGAGCATGTCGTACTTCTCCAGTTTGGGAAGGCGTTTATAGCGTATCCATTCATGGCGGAAGATAGAGCCATCGTTGATTGGGTTGTGCATCATCTCCTTGTTCCAGGCACGATAGCCGACAAAATCGGCGTACGCCTGGGCTTCCTCCCGGGTCCACTTCTCTTTCCAGACAGGATTGCCGTTCTTATCCACTGCCTTGATCTCCGACACATACACGCCTCGTGTGGCGCACATATTGGCCAAAACGGAACATTTGGATATAAGGTTGCCTACCATTATAAAGCGGCCGCGACCGACATCCAGGGCGCCGAAAAGAGCCTCCTTGACCCAATCGGTCAAATCCTTCACGCGCTTTTCATTGCGGCACAGCTCGTCATCGTCAAGGTCATCGATTACGATATAGTCGGGTCGCGACTCACGGTCGCGCAGACCTCGTGGCGACTGACCGCGACCCACGGCGAGGAACTTGGAACCGCCCTGAGTCTTGAACTCCCCTTCTGTCCATTCGCCGAGGTTCTTCTGTTCCCCGAAGTCGGAGATGATACGCTGATTGAACTCAAGCTCAGCCTGAATGTCGGCGAGAAGTCGGTTTGCGCTGTCCTGGCTTTTGCCCACAACGACCATAAAGCTGATGAGCCTTTTAGGTTGGAACATCAGCCATAGAGGGAGGAAGATGTCAAAATGGGTGGACTTGGCATGGCCGCGAGGCCATTTGAAGACCGCTTTAAGGTTCGGGGTATTGCGCACCTTCAAGGCGGCGGCATTATGGAACGGAGCGTTGTGAATTACCTTGATGGGTTCACCCGTCGTCTTGTCGCGTAATGTCAGGTAGTGGGGAAAATAGTATTCACAAAAAGCGGCATAATTTGAAAGCAGCCTGCGAATGCGATTGTCTCGCTCGGCGGCTGACATTGAAACTGGCGTCAGAGAATTGACGCGCTTGCAATGGTCCCGCCATTCCTCGTACGCTTTCTTTATCTCAGCTGCGGGAGCCATATCACTTCAGCTGATTGGAGCCCATGGACTCAATTATATACTTGTCCTGGTACTTGTTGATGGCCTTGATAAGGTCCGGCGTGACTTCAGGGTCGGTAGCCGCTCTGTACTCAAGCCACCGAGAGAAAGCCATGAAGACCTCGATCGCGTCAATGACATTGGCCTTCTTGTCAAGTTTCTCTATGGCGGCCGACAGTTTTGACAGTTTGTCGGCAAGGCCGGCAGTCGCCGTAATGTCTTTAGAGGAATTTACTTGCTCGATGAGGTTGTCTATGGTTATGAGCAACTTGTTGACAAGTTCTGGGCGCGTAATGCTTTTTGCGGCACGCGCTTCCTTCCATCCATCTGCGGCGCACCATTTGGAGATGGTGACGCGGGAGATATCTACCTTGTCGGCAATCTCGGTCATCTCCATGCCGGAGAGAAACAAAGCCCTGGCGAGGGACTTCTTTTTTTCGTTTTCCTTCTTTGTTGCCATATCTGAATGTGATAATATGCGATTGAATTTTGCACAAAGGTGGCGTAAAATAAGGCTCCCGCAAAAAAAGTGTGCAACCATTGCATACAAGTGTGCAACCATTGCACACTTTTTTGGAGGTAAGACGATTAACTCTGAATTTTGCAGCGAAATCATTATCGCACATCACAATGGGCAACAGAGTAAGACTTACAAACGACACGCTCAACATCCATGGCTACCGCGTCCTTACCGAGGGCGTGGACATGGAACAGTATGAGCGCAACCCGATACTGCTGTATATGCACAACCGCGGCCAGGTCATCGGTGTGATCAAGGATCTTAAGAGAGAGAACGGCGAGATTACCGGTGAACTCGCATTTGACGAGGCAACCGAACTATCGCGTCAGTGCAAGAAGCAATGGGAATTCGGTTCACTCCGAATGGTAAGCATAGGTTTCAATGTTATTGAAACCAGCGATGCTCCCGAACATATAGTCGACGGACAACGCTTCCCAACGGTAACCAAATCACAGCTGCATGAAGTGTCGCTTGTGGACATAGGCGCCAACAACGATGCCATCAGACTGTATAAAGACGGACAGTTAATAACGCTCGGCAACGGCGGCGATTGCCCCCTTCCCCGGCTGAATCATAAACCAAACAACAATCCCAAAATGGACATCAAGACACTTGCCCTGCAACTGGGCTTGCCGGAAACGGCAGACGAGGCGGCAGTCAATACCAAGCTCGCCGAACTGAAGGGTTCCAAGGAGGAATCCGACAAGATGCGTGCAGAGAACGAACAGCTCAAGCTCGCGCAGATCACAGCGGCCGTCGATGCGGCCGTCACCGCAAAGAAGATTCCGGCTGACAAGAAACAGCACTTCATCGACATGGGCAAGAAGCTCGGCATCGAAGACCTCAACGCCACCCTCGACGCTATCTCGCCGGCCGTAAAGCTCAGTGCGACCATACAATCTTCCGAGGGGGCAGTAGATCCATCTGCTAAGGGCCCATGGGAACTCCGTATGGAGGAAATTAGAGCCAAACTTAATAAGTAACAACACAAAACCAACAAAACAATGGCGATTATAGTACAAGGTACAAACTACAACGGTGAGGTACTTGAACGAATCCTAACCGTAGCCACCACGAGCAATGACCTCGTGGAGAGAGGACTTATAATGGTTATACCAGGAGTCCAAAAGAAAATCAGTGTGCCACGCGTTAAGACAGGCAAGATGCTACAGAAGCGTAAGGCCAACCCGACGCTTGCTAATAGCAAAGGAGATTTCGTATACAGCGAACGTGCCCTTGATCCTAAGGATATGATGGCATTTACAACCTTCAATCCGGCGACATTCGAACATGTATGGCGCCGGTGGCAACCCAAGGGGAACCTCGTGTTCTCACAACTGCCCCCGGAAGCTCAGAACATCTTAGTGGACGCTCTTAGCAAGCAACTCAGATTCGAACTCGGTTGGCACTATATCAATGGAGAATACGGAGACGATGACGACCATCTGATGGATGGTATTCTCACACAGGCAGCAAAAGATCACGACTGCATCGTTGTCGATGGATCTGCTGAAACAACGATGATTGGCAAGTTATATGCTCTTCGTGACGCCATCCCGACCGCGATGCGAACCAACTCGAAACTTCGCTTCATCATGGGTGTCCGCGATTTCGATAGGTACGATAAAGAACTTACCAATCGCGACAATAAAAATGCCAGCGAAACAGATATCAACGCCGAACGATTCAAGGGTATTACCATTGAGGTAATATCTTCGTGGCCGGATGGTGTTCTCGTAGCAACGCTCTGTTCGCTCGATGCCGACGGAAATCTCTTCGCCGCAGTCAACCTGCAGGATGACGCAGAGGTAATCCAGATAGACAAATACGCCGCCGCTTCCGAACTTTATTTCTTCAAGCTACTCATGAAGGCAGACACCAATATTGCCTTCGGCGAGGAATTTGTGGTTATGGACACTCGTACCAATCCCAAATTCAAACCGCTTGAGAAAAAAGTTACTGCCACCCCGAGTGCCCTGAGTTTCGCCGCTACCGGTGAAATCAAAGAGGTTTCAATAGAGGCGACAGGCGACTATACAGTAGATACCCCATCCGAAGGTTTTACTGTAGAGCGTACCGCCACAGGACTTAAGGTCACGGCTTCGGCAAATGAGGGAGAGTCTGCCCGGAATGGGAAGATAACGGTAACCCTCGATTCCGATAAGACAAAGACTGCGACCATAACTCTTTCACAACCCAAGGCGTAATGGCTAAGCTCCAGTATCTCGTACTCCATTGCACCGCGACACCCGAGGGGCGTGAGGTGACAGCCGCTGATATTCGGCGGATGCACCTCTCTCCGGTGTCAAAGGGCGGCCGAGGGTGGAAACAGGTCGGCTATACCGATATAATCCACCTCGACGGCACAGTGGAGCGTCTTGTCGACAACAACGAGGATGCCAACGTGGACCCGTGGGAAATCACCAACGGTGCCAAAGGCTACAACTCCGTGAGCCGCCATGTCGTATATGCCGGCGGCCTCGACAGATCCATGAAACCCAAGGACACCCGCACATCGGCACAGCTTAAAGCGATGGAAGCCTATGTCAAGGATTTCCACAAGCGGTTCCCTGGTGTCCGCATCATCGGTCACAACGAAGTGGCTGCCAAGGCCTGTCCGAGTTTCGATGTCCAGAAGTGGCTCAAGTCAATAGGCATAACCCAGTAACAACCAATCAAACCCAACTTAGCGATGTCCTTCAGCGAAATCCTCAACATACTTCTCGGCGGTGGCGTCGTGGCGCTTATAGTGGCTGTCGCTACCATGAGGGCGACTGTGCGCAAAGCCAATGCCGATGCCGAAAAGGCAAAGGCCGAAGCCGAGACCGTGCGCATTACCAACACCGAGAATGCGACCCGGATTCTGGTGGAGAATATCGTGAAACCATTAAAAGATGAACTTCATGCTACCAGAGAAGATCTTCAGGCCACCAAAAGGGAGATGGCCTCTACCAAGAGAGAAATGGCCCGGCTGCGCAAAGCTGTCGAAGCTGCTTCCGGTTGTCGTCATTCTGATGGCTGTCCTGTGCTTGCCCGGCTGCGCGACCACCAAAAAGACGCAGACCGAGCAAACACAGAGCCAACAGATAGTGACGGTCCACGACACGGTTCAGACATTTACACGGATAGTCCAGACGGAAGTGGTACCGGAGAGCCGTGTGGAGATGAGGATATCCGTGGACAGCCTCCTTAAACTTCCGCAAGGCGCTACCTATCACCGTAAGAGCGGACAGGCACATGCCGAAGTATCAATACGTGGTGACACCATATATGTGACCGGCACATGTGACAGTCTCGCCCGGCAGGTGGAATATTATGAAGCACTTTACCATAATGCGCGTGACGCACTGGAAAGTTACCATGCTACTGTTCAGAAAGAGACAAAGACCCGGGAATCCCCCTTGGAGATATTTGTCAAAGGACTTGCCTTGGGCTTTGTCGCCGGGATATCTCTAACTTATTTCATCAAAATTTCAAAACGACGCAAAAATGAATAAAGATTTCATGTTCGGCATCGGTGCCGTCAAATATAAAGGGAAGGAAGTCGGCTATATCGCCAAAAACTCCTTCGACCTGGGAGGCACAAAGCCCGAAGCTACCGAGATTGAGGCTGAGCAGGTTCCCGGCGTCCCCGTCCTGCTCATAGCCCAGTCCAACGGCAAGATCGCGCCCAAGTTCGACATGATCCGGTTGAATTTCGAGAGCCTGGAGCAGTTCCTGGGCGGCAAGCTGCATAAGTCTGGCGAGAAGGTGGTAGGATGGACTGCCCCGAGAGCCGCGATGGTTATGGAAGGACCGTGGGAGATTGGCCTCGTATCCGGTCAGTCAATCCTCATTCCCAATGCCACCGTGCTTTCCGACCTCGGCGGTAAGCTCACACTGACCGAGACTGCCAAGATTGAGGTCGAGCTGAAGGTCGCCATACCATCTGCTGCCAAGGTGCCTCCTTACGGCATATTCGCCAGCGATTCACTCCCCACCGAATGGTCGGAGGCGAACGGATGGCTGCTCCCCGAGGACCCCGAAACCGCATGATAACGTATGGACATCACGCTTGAGCGGGCCATACAGCGCGAAGCTGCCGACGCGCTGCTGAATATAGGCATATCAATTCCGCTTAAGGAATTCAAGTTGCCTTTCAGGGAACATCCCGTAAAACTGCGTGTGACACTCAAAAGACCATATATGTCCGGGCAGATCCAGTTTGCCCGGACATATCTGTCAATGGAGGTCACAGCAGAGCAGATGGCGGCATTTACTAAAGAGGAACAGATGCGGTTCATGGCGAAGCACGGAGCAGCGCTCTGCCGGATGATAGCCTACACTATTTGCGTGGGACCGGTGCGCCGTCTGTTAGTTCGGCCGGTGTCATGGTTTATCCGGAACTGTGTGGAGCAGCATATCATTTTGGCTGCGGCGCAGAAATTCGTAAGCCTTATGGGCACTGACCCTTTTATACCTATTATCAGATTAGCCGAACGGACGAATCCGATGAAGCTGAGACTGAGCCGGGCAGCGAAGGGGAGTTAAAGAGCGGTTACGAGCCCTCCCATAGCCCCTTCGGATTTATATGGCAGGTGGCTGATGCCACAGGCTGGAATGTGGACTATATACTTAACAAAGTAAATTATCAGACCCTGATAATGATGCTTAGTGACGCTCCACGATACAGGAGCGGACGCAAGGCATCACAGTCAAACAAAACTGCCGGCGCCACCGTAGAGGATGATGCTCGGGAAGTTGAAGGATTCTTCAGAAGCAATTTAAAACAGTGACACATGAAGCCAGTTGAGCTTGAGATATTCCTTCAGGACGGCCTGTCACCTGGTCTTAAAAAGGCCGGGCAGACCGTCAGTTCCTTTTCCAACGACACCAAGCGTCAGCTCAAGGATGTTGCCGGAGCATTAACTGTCCAACGCGGGATTGTGCGCGATCTTGAGAAACAGTACCGGGAACTTGAGAAATCTGTCAAGAAGATGGCTCCGGGGCAAGCTGCCGCAAAGGCATCCTCCCAGCTTGCCGCACTCAAAAAGGAACTCGACGCGGAGAAGGCCGGACTGGAAGAATTGACAAAGCAGCAGCGAGAGCTCAAACTTGAGGCGGAGAATGCCGGTGTCTCACTACGGCAACAGCTCCGAAGTGTTCGGGAAGAGATAGCCACGCTATTACTGGCTTATCGGTCGTTGACAGATCAGGAAAAACAATCTGCCCAGGGCAAAGAACTTGCCCGGCATATTGATGAACTTACGGAGAAAGCTGGAGAGCTTAACGATGCCATCGCCGACACATCTCAGGCAATTAATAATGCCGCATCCGACTCAAGAGGATTTGACCAGTTTGCCGGAGGCATCCAGCTTGTCGTTGATGGATTCGGCCTTGCTACCGCCGGTGCTCAGGCACTCGGATTGAGCGAGTCCGATCTTATGGAGGTTCAGACACAGCTCCAGACGGCGCTTGTGGCGAGCAATGCACTGACCTCAATGCAGGTCAACCTTCAGAAGCAGTCGGCCCTCATGCAGGGCGTCAATGTCATACAGACTAAGGCTGCCGCTACCGCTGAAACAATCCGCGCGTGGGCGGTGGGTCGTGGTGTGATTGCCACCAAGGCAGCTACGATAGCACAGGCAGCTTTCAATGCCGTGGCAAAGGCAAACCCTTACGTGCTACTTGCGATGGCGGTTGTGACTGTTGTCGGTGCTCTGTATGCCCTCGCGAAAGGGAATGAGGCTGCTAAGAAAGCTGAGGAAGAACGTCAGCAACAAATGGAGAAAGTGCGTGAGGAACAGGAGGAATTTGCCCGGACAGTGGCCACTGCTGCCGGAGAACAGATTGCGTCTTTCCTCAAATTGAAACGTGCATGGGAGAACCTTGGAGACAGTTTCGATAAAAAGAAGAAGTTCATAACGGATACCAAGGAAGAATGGCGCAAGCTCGGTAAAGAGATAGGCAGCGTCAACGATATGGAGAAGATCTTCCGTCAGCATACGAAGGATATGATGACGGCGATCATTCTCCGCGCAGAACTGAAAGCCTATGAGACCCGTATTCAGAATGTCGCAGACCAGATGGTCGAGGATATTGAAAAGAATAAAACATACAAATATGTTCCGGCGACTACCGAAACAAGATTCGTCGATCTGACTGAGGCCGAAAAAGCGGCCATTTCCGACCGTGACAGTGCCGGAAACTTTGTAACAGGCGGTCGTGGGGAACGAAATCTCCGAATGGTGAACGGAGCCTCTTCATATTGGGCTCTTACTGACGAGGGTGCGCGTATTGTCACTCAGATGCGCATGGATGCAGGTAATGCTTCGGCTTTGGCCGCTCAGAACAATGCCCGGACAAACGCTGAAAGGACTATTCAGGGATATATCGGTGAAATGAATCGATTGGCCGATCAACTTGACGCTACAATGGCAAATATTCCTGGCACAAATGTTGATTCGGATGGGGGCAAGCCGGACAAACCCGATGAGCCGGACAAACCCGACAAAGATGATCGTGTTGAGCAGGAACGTCGTGCCGCAGAAGAATTGCAGAAACTCCGTTGGCAGAATGAGCAGGATGAAATAAACCAGATGGCTGATGGCGCAGAGCGTCGTCGCCGGCAGATTGCCTTGGACTATAAAAAAGAGATTGCCGAGATAGAAGCCCAGAGGGCATCTTTCAAAGCGCTGAACAAAGAATCCGGAGCGACAGGTCTAAATGCTGACGGATTGACTGAAACTCAACAGTCCGAGATAGACAGAGCCGGACGCATTGCTCTTGAGAACCGGGACAAAGCCATGCAGGAAGTCTATTTGCTCGAACTGCAGCACATGGAGGAATATCTGAAAGAGTACGGTACATTCCAACAGAAAAAACTCGCTATGTCGGAAGAATACGACCGTAAAATAGCCGAAGCCTCCGATGAATGGGTAAAGAAGTCTCTGGAAAAGGAGAAGGCAACGGCCCTTCAGAACATCGAAATAGATGCAATCAAACAGTCGGTGGACTGGGGAAGCGTGTTCAGTGGTTTCGGCACCATGTTCCGCGATCAGCTTGAACCTACCATTGCCAAACTCCGGGCAATCTCTGAGACTGAGGAATTTCGGACTTCGGACCTTCAGGATCAGCAGACTCTCTACGAGCTTATCGCCAAGCTCGAAGAGGCAAACACGTCATGGGACAGCGGAATATTCGTCACTCTCGGGAACGATCTCACCGCATATCAGACAGCCATGCGTAATTACATGGACGCCCAGGATAAGGAAAGGCTTGCGACAGAGGCTTTGACCGCAGTTAAGATAAAACTCGCCCAGGCAGAGCAAAGTGGCAATGCCGATGCTATTGCAGCTGCTAAAACCGAAGTGGCGACCGCCACCACAAATATGAACGAAGCATCCGACCGGGTACGCTCCTTCGGCGCGGATGTGCAGGATGCCTCCAATAGCCTTCAGGCATCTACCACGCGCGTCAATAATATGTTCAATACGCTTGTCTCCAGTCTTGCCGGACTTAAATCCGGCAGCCTGCAGGGCGTGGGTGAAAGTCTGATGAGCCTTGACAAACTTTTTAACAACAGCGCCATTACAAACGCCGTTGGCGGGGCCCTTGCGAACGGCATGTCGAAACTGCTTGGTAATTCCGCTATCGGGAAAAGCGTTTCAGATGCTCTTGGCAACAGCGGAATGATCGGTCAGATCATATCAGCTGTCCTTTCTCTACTGGATATCCTCAAAGATGGCATAGGAGTTCTGGTATCAAGCCTGATTGATACCGTGCTCAATGCCATATCCGGCATACTCACGAATCTGTTGAACGGAAAAATGTTCGTTCAGATAGGCCAATCGCTTATCGACGGTATCGCCGGAATATTTGATGCCATTACATTCGGAGGTTTCACCTCATGGTTCAGCTCAAGCAATGCCAAGGAGGTGCAAGCTACTATTGACAATCTGACAGAACGAAACGAATTGCTACAGACCGCCATAGAGGACTTGACTGACGAAATCAAGGCAGGCAAGGGAGGCAAGAGTGTCGCAGCATACCGGGATGCCTATAATTATCAGCGCGAAACCAATGCTAATTATCTCGGCATCGCCCAGGCCCAGGCAGGATACCACGGTAGCCACCACAGTTGGAATTACTATTGGGACGGATTCTCTCAGGAACAGATTGCGCGGCTGAGCCGTCAGATCGGCCGCTCGTGGGATGGCAATATCTGGAGTCTATCGCCGGAGGAAATGAAGATGCTCCGCGCCAATGTCGATATGTGGAAGCAGATTCAGGACACCGGCAAAGGCGGGTATGGGGGCAGACTGACAGAAAAACTCAACGACTATATCGCCCAGGCCGGCAAACTCGAGGAACTGACAAACGAACTGTACGAAGGATTGACAGGGATTTCCTTCGATTCCATGTATGACAGCTTTATTGATCAGCTCATGGATATGGAGGCGAGCACGGAGGATTTTGCTGACAATATCAGCGAATACTTCATGCGTGCCATGCTTTCCAACAAAATCGGCGAAATGTATGCCGACAAGCTGGAGGAATGGTGGAAGAAGTTCGGAAAGGCGATGGAAGACAATGACCTTACCGAAGCCGAACGCAATGCCCTATACGAAGAGTACATGAGATATGTCGAGGAAGCCATGAAGCTCCGCGATCAACTCGCGGCAGCCACCGGTTACGGCAGTGATGACAAAGGTTCATCGCAGTCCGGAAAAGCCGGCAGTTATAACGCCATGAGCCAGGACCAGGGTACGAAACTCGAAGGACTGTTTGTCTCGGTACAGGGCCATGTGGCCAATATCGACACCATCGTTGAAAATGTGGCCGAGCGTATGAGTGCTGCCGAGGGATACCTTGCCCAGATTGCCGAGAATACGAAATCTAATGCGGCGTCTGCCGAAGAGATAAAGGAACTGCTTATAAAAATCGCCAGAGACGGCATCAGAACCAAATAATAATGGACACATCCGCACTGAAGGGCCTTGCCATCATAAACGGCAAGGATATATGGACTGAATTCGGAGCCTTTCTTACCGAGGAGAAGAAAGGCGGCCGGGACAACCTCACATCCATAATGGCGCCGTCAAAGGTAAAGAGCCATGTCGGCGTCAATATCCGGGAACATGACGGCACGAAATATTCCGGGAAACTCGATGTCAAAAACGAAGAGCGGGATGTCACACTGCATTTCGCCATATTCGCCGGAACCAGGAATGAGTGGCTGATTAGATACCGCTCGTTCATCACATTCCTAAAGACCGGAGAAAACGGATGGCTTTCGGTGCGCTTGCCGGAACTCGGGCTGACCATGCGCATGTTCTATGTCGATTGCCCGGGATACAAGCCGCTCACATACCTCTATAACGAAGGGGTCCAGGCCAGCCGCTTCAAGGTGAAATTCCGCGAGCCGGTACCGTCATTCTAACGAAATTAAAACACCGTTCAAATATGCTTATAACGATATACGACAAAGTCGGTAACCCGAAAGTGGAACTGTCCCCGAACGACACTTCCACACAGGCGACAGATATACAAGGCGACAATGTCCTGACTCTCTCGTTCACCTATTACGAGCATATAGATCTTGATGTCGATGACTATGCCGACTTCGAGGGGGAGCGCTACTGGCTCACCGAGAAATACCGTCCGAAGCAGAAATCCACGAAAGAGTGGAGTTACGACATCAAGCTCTACGGTGTGGAGAGCATGATCAAGCGTCTGCTCGTAATCAAGACCGTTGACAACGAGGAAGAGCCGGTATTCACCTTGACCGCCCCGCCCCGGGAACATGTGGCGATGATAGTCCACTGTATGAACGATGGCATGGGCAACATCACCGACTGGAAGGTCGGACAGATTGACGGTGCCGAGAATATCGTTGTCAACTACTTCGGCAAATACTGCGACCAGGCACTCAAGGAGATTGCCGAGAAAGTCGGCGCCGAATGGTGGGTGGAAGGCCAGACCGTCAACATCTGCAAATGCGAGCATGGCGAGCCGGTTTCCATGGGCTATGACAAAGGACTGACCGACATAGAACCGACGACCGCCGACAATGTGGATTTCTATACGCGTCTGTACCCTGTAGGCAGCAGCCGCAACATAGACCGCGAGAAATACGGATACTCGCGGCTTCAGTTGCCCGGCGGCCAGAAATATGTCGAGATGAATGCCGACAAATATGGCCGGGTGGATCGTTACGAGTCTGATGCATTCGCGGACATTTACCCGCGTCGCATCGGTGTGGTCAGCAGCGTCCGGAGCGAAGTCAAGACCGGCGAAGATGGCAAGCCCTTCACCATTTACTATTTTCGTGATGACAGTCTGCCGTTCAACCCCAACAACTATGAAATCGGCGGCCTGGTCAAGCGTGTGTCATTCCAGGAAGGAAGCGAGCTTGCCGGACTCGGTGACGAAGAAGACGGCACATATTATTTTGAGGTAAACTACAACAGTGACACCCGGGAATTCGAGATAATCACCATCTGGCCCTATGACGACGACACACAGTTACCCGGCGGTACGCTCGTGCCGAAAGCCGGCGACAAATATATCCTGTGGAATCTCAGGATGCCGGACGAATATTACGCCCTTGCCGAAGAAGAATTCCTTACTGCTGTAAATAAATATAATGCAGACCATAACCTCGACCTCACTGTTTACAAGGCATCCACGGATCATGTATGGATAGAGGACAATGGCATCGAGCTGTCGATAGGCCGCAGGGTGCGCCTCGAGAGCGAGGAATATTTTCCTGAATTCGGATACCGTGACAGCCGCATTACCAGAATAACCCGGAAAGTAAACCTTCCGTCGCAGATGGACATCGAGATTGGCGACGCTTTGAGCAGGACATCAATGCAACGGATGTCCGATTCCGTTAGCGATGCCAAGAGTTATGCCCGGTCAATCGGAGAGTCAACGGCTCTTCCGGACATCATACGCACATGGGACAAGACCGTGCCGACCGATAACAACCTCTTTTCTGCCCGGCGCAGTCAAAGGGAATTTATCAGCAAGAACAGCCCCGACCGCGCCAAAAAGAAAATCATATTCGAGGAAGGTATCGATACCGGTGATTTCATCGCCGGGGCGCAGGGTGGCACCATAGACGGCAAAGGGAACGCCGAACTGCTCACACTTGTTGTGCGACTGCTGATGAGCAGCCCTAAATTTGTTGACGGACTGACTGGCGAAGGATGGCGTATCTGGCTTGAGGAGGGGTTGTCACATCTCACAGTAGACAAACTCACCGTGCGTCAGGTACTGACTGCCATTGAGCTGCTGATTGAGAAGATCCGGAGCGTGGGCGGACAGATATGCGTGTCTGCAGCCAACGGCAAAATAAAGGAAATCCAGAAGGTCAACGGTCAATATATAATCACATTCGAGCAGGAGAACACGTTCGTCACCCACGACCTCATGCGCTGCCAGACATTCACCGGCGGCAGTTTGAAAAGTTATTGGGTCGAGATAACCGGCGTGAACGGAGACAATGTGATTATCCCTGAGTCCGAATTTGCCGGAGCCATACCGATGCCCGGAGACGAGTGTGTGCTGATGGGCAATACCACAGACAAGAACCGCCAGAACCTCATACTCATATCGGCAACAGAGGACGGACAGCCACGCATCGATGTCCTCGATGGCGTACACGACAAAAATTTCACAGACTGCCTCCGGGCGCGCCTTGGTAACCTTGACGGCATAACCGACGACTGGTTCCCGGCAGACAATCAGCCCCACGGCAACGGTCTGTATTCCGACAACGCATACCTGCGAGGCACCTTCCTTCTTGTCACCGGCGAGGATATCAAGACCAAGTTCGAGATTGTAGAAGGCAAGATTGAAAGCATGATTGAAGCGGTACGTGATGATTTTATGGTTAGTAAAGGGTATCTTAGCAATCCTGCTTTCACATCCGGCATGGAAAAGTGGGATACATCTAATGAAGCTGTGTTCTTTCTTGTCGGCAATAAATGGATATGGGCAAATAACAATGTTCTCTCCAAGAATGGTGATGGTGTAAGCATAATTAGAAAGGACGGTCGCACGACTTTGCGTATCATAAACAAATATATTCTACAGCAAAACGCCAATCTGTACAGCAAGCCCACATTCGCGACCAACACCGACGGCAAGATGGAGGCGCTGCCTATATATTTGAGCTTTTTATACAAGTGTGTCAAGCCAGGCAAACTGACAGTCAGATTCGATAATGTGGATAAAACCGGCTTCGAGGACTTTAACTCCTTCGAGGTTGAAGAGGACCTTGCGAAAACCACCAATTATATTCAGTTTAATTGTGATGGGTTCTGGAACGGCACAGGCGATTTTAGGCTTTCCTTCACCGGCGAAATCTATCTGTACATGCTTGTCCTGTCTACAGATAAGATCGAGGCGCTCACATACAAGTATCGTACATTGTTTGAGCAGTCTGAAAAACTGATCAAGATTGCAGCTCAGAATTTTGACAGGAACGGCAAAGTGCTTGCTGAATCCGGAATACTTACCACTGCCCAAATGACAGGTCTCTACGCTATAAATAGTAATGGCCAATTGACGGCGTTTGTTGGTGCCGGACAGGAGGGTATTAAAATCAACGCCAGCAATATACAATTCGAGGGCTTAGTAACTGCAAATAGCAATTTCAGAATCCTTGAAGATGGCAGCATTGAGGCTCGCAGTGGTACATTTTCGGGATATATCAGAACTACGTTCAAGGACATATTTGATAGCGATGTTGTTGAATATGGCGTGTGCAGATATGGGCAAGGCGCTGGCTTCGCGCCTAGATACAAGGTGCAAAACGACCTGAACCTTATTCTGCATACGCGCACCGAAGTAGTTTTGCCGGTTAGCGCAGATTATATTGGAGCCCGAATTGTGCTATGCGAGCCGTTGGGCATATTTTCGCGTAATGGCGAGGGGGCTTTCGTTTATAGCGAAGATGATTCCAGCATTGGAGGCATATATCCGTCGAACGCAGGAGAATATGAATTCACCAGCTATACTCATCATATTCAATTTAGCAATGGTATGATTGAGCTTATAGCAATTCCGGCTCAAAACCCAACGGATGGTTCTCCATCATGCAAATGGATGCTTCTCAGTAAGGGCGCTGGATTCGTTCAAGGATATAAATTAGAAACTAACTCATAACAGCATGCTATGGAACTAAATTTTAAGCAATTCAGAATTCCCACGGGGATTGACATGAAGATATATCGAACAGGTGACGCACGCGAAAGCGTTGCCAATATGATATATCTGAACGTTAATGGGATACGTGCTCACGCTCTCGCGCTCAAAATCTATCAGAGCGAAGGCTTGACAGATTATTCTGATGACGAAATAAATGTCATCAGAGAAGCCTCTAATAAGTACGCTACGCCAGCATTTATCGATGGCTTGAACATACAGCTTAATCAACATTAAATCATGGCACTATCACAAGCAGAAATAAAACAGATACTCGATGCCATTAAAGCCGAGAGCCAAGACGTAACTGCACTCGACGTGGCAACGTCTCTCAATAATATCACGAGCCTACCGGCTATACAGGCGGCGAAGATGGTTCTCGCGCCTTTGGCGTTACTATCTAAACCTGCGCAAGACGCAGCGGCAATAGCCAATAACGCAGCGGCTTCTGCGAATACCGCGGCCTCAAATGCCAATACGGCAGCAACGAATGCCAATGCGATGGCGACATCACTTGAAACATATGGCACTGATGTCGCTGCCATTAGAGCGGCAATTACATCACTACGAGATGACCTCACACGTGTTGAGGCCGACCTCAACGCACTCGACCACGACAATGCCACCGAGGCCATCGAGAGCTTCCGCGAAATCCTCGCATTCCTCGATGGATGCAAGGACGATGAAACCCTCCTGGCAAAGCTCACCGAGATAAAGGCTCTCATCACCGCCGAGGCCGCCGACCGCCAGAGCGCCATCGCCCAGGCCCTCAATACCGCGCAGGTCGCCGATACAGAGCTCCAGGAGCAAATCGCCGAGCATCGCCGCGAGCTCCACTACCTGCCCGACAACTTCGCCACGGAGAAGGCGCTGTTTACTGCCGCCGGCACCTACACTATCGGCACCCAGCCCATCAAACCGGGCGCGCTGCTGCTGGGCTGCGTCGATGAGTGCTGGGGTGTATACCAGTACGTGTATTTTGATGACGAGGTCGAGGTTTCGGCGCAATCCGAGGAGGCCGTGCAGGCCGCTTCGGCTGCGGCTCCGACCGTAGCGCCACCGGCAGTAAAGCATGATGCCAACGTCGCCAATCCCGAGCACTGGGTGCGTCTGGCAACCATCGAGGATGTTGCAGCATTGAAGAAACTTGTGCCCGTCGTCGAGATTACCGCTGAGGAGATTGCCGCACTGCTCCCTGCCGACGAATCCCAGATTGCCACTCTGGAGCTCGATGCCGAAGACGATGTGGCTGGCGCTGATCAGCCCGCGACTTGTGACGCGCTGGAGCGCTTCCGGACACGCCTCCGTGAAATGCGCGGGCGCTCTGTTTTCAAACCCAAAGAAGTGTATAACCCTAACGACTACATCAATTATGAGCACGAATAAGAAATATGTCG